TCTTGAGGTAACTCCTCATGTTCGCTGAACTCGCAGCGATTACTTCCGCAATATCTGCGATTAACAATACGATTGCAACCTTTAAAGAGGGCAAGGCTAACGCTCAAGAAGCTGCTGCGCTTTTAGGAAAATTTAGTAATACCGCTCAGAAACTAGATGATTGGGAGAAAAAGAAAAAACTCAAGCGCCCTTTGACCCCCAAAGAGGCGATGGATCTCAGCATAAAACGCAGAGAGATTAAAGCGGTAGAGACGAAAATAAAAGACCACCTGATGATGGCTGGCATGTCTGATGTTTGGCGTGAAGCAGAGCGCATAAGAAAACAATCAGAAAAAGATCATGCTCAGTACCTAAAAGATATACATAAGAAACGTAAAGAACGACAACAACGAATGAAGGATCGCCTTGCTGTCCTTTTTATTGTTTGTTCTATAGCTTTTGTAGGTTGGGCAGGTTGGTACATATATGAGGCCGTACAAGAAGCAAGATTAGATTCAGCTAAACAGCGTCTAGAACAAGCCAAAGAAAGGCAACGTAATCTTAGAAAATGTGGTCGATACAAATGCTAATGGCTTTTCTGTTAGTGGTAGTAGTGGAAGGCGAAACTGTGTCTGACAACAGGATGATGTTTAAAAGCGTTTATCGATGCCAAGAATTTGCCAGTGCAATAGAACAAGGCAAGTGGAGCCCGAATGATCGACCGTATTATAGACAACAAAATGTGACCAGTTATTGCATCCCGAGGATGGTGAGTAAAAATACGCCTTTATTTGAGTGAGAATATGTGATGAAATTTTACTTGACGCAGGCCTTATTCAGCCTACCCTGCCTAGCGGCCAGGTGCGTCAAAGGCCGCATAAATGAATAACAAGGAGATGATATGAGCGCAATACTGAGTTCCCTCGTTGGCCCTGTTACCGGATTACTTGATAAATTTATCGAAGATAAAGACCAGAAGAACGCCCTAGCTCATGAAATCGCAACCATGTCAGAACGGCATGCACAAGAGCTTGCAAAGGGTCAGTTAGAAGTCAACAAAGTAGAAGCGGCAAGCAAGAGTATGTTCGTTGCTGGGTGGAGGCCAGCGGTCGGCTGGACATGCTGTGTTGCCCTGCTCTCAAACTATATACTTATACCTATGGCTAACTTTGGTTTATTATTAGCTGAGATGGGAGTTGAGGTTCCTAGTCTTGATATGTCAGCCATGATGCCTGTATTACTGGGTATGCTTGGACTTGGCGCTATGAGAACTGTAGAAAAAACGCAGAAAGTAAGTAGAGAAAAGTGATGAAAAAAGCAAAGAACAAAATTAAAAAAGTAATTAAAGGTTTAAATAAAGCGTCTAAGCTACATAAAGCACAGGCTAAATCATTAAAATCAGTAATTAAGCCTAGAAGAAATACAAAGAAAAGATGAATAAAAAGCTAGAGCCAGGGTCAGAGTACAATAAGTACGATGCTGATGGCGATGGTGTGGTGACAGATGCAGAACTTGCCACCACGGAAAGATTACAGGCGCTTGAGATTGCTAACGAAAAAGCTGACGCACAAAAAAATATGTGTTGGTTTGCTCTGTTTGGCATGCTTTTATACCCCTCTGGTATTGTAATCACATCTTTTTTAAACTTAGACCAAGCAGCCTCTATACTAGGTGATATAGCATCAGTGTATTTTATATCTGTATCAGGATTGATTGCGGCTTTCTTTGGGTTCCAAAGCTGGAATGGTAAGAAATAATGGAGATAGCAATAGTTTTTATAATCGGTTATTTGATTGGTAAGTACGCATGACAGTAGATATTCAGAAGCTGTATCAAGAGATATCTTCTGATGAAGGCAAGGTGCTTCACCCTTATCTTTGTACAGAAGGTCACGCCACCATAGGGATCGGCCATAAGATTCTTCATACTGACCCAGAGGCTAATCTGCCAATTAGAAACGCTTATGATGGTGCGCCAGAAAAAGATTGTATTACGGAACATCGATGCTATGAGTTGTTCCAAGAGGATGTGCAACTCGCCATAGATGG